TTGCAAAGCCCCTGTGCTCCCATTATCACTATCAGCCCATAAACTTGGTGGATGTTTCAGGATTCGCACCCGAATGTTCTCGTTCGACTGTTGATCACAGTGTACTTCGAGATGCATAACCTATTTCTGCCAATACACCCAAATTCTTTACCATATTGAAACACACTATTGTTAAGACTCGCTCATAACCCGTTGTATGCACCAGCAAGATAGTGTGTTTCAATATGGTACCCCTGAACGGTTTCGATCCGTCTTTTCCGCCTTGAAAGGGCAGCGTCCTAGCCAGTAGACGACAGGGGCAAAATACTTGGTGGGTCCTGATGGTAACGCTCCACGAGGCAACTTCCTTACAAAACAATGCCAACGGATTTACAGTCCGCCGTAAGGGGCAGAACCCAAGAATCAAATAGTAAGACACTTCCGTCTGTTTAAGAGCGTTGTCTTTTACGACGTGCCCCCTCATACATTTGCAAATCTGCTCAAAGCCCTAGTACCACCACAGTACATCGAGGGACTCAGTAGAGGTCGGTAATACCCAGGAAGTCAGGCTGCTGGTTAGGCACTTCGCTCACAGGTCTTACTATTTGATACCATATTGAAACACACTTAAACTACTATGCATGGCGCGCGACTGGCGTTTCAGAAAAATGTGTTTCAATATGGCGGCAAGAACGTCCTTGGTAGTACGGATCTAGACGTATTTTCACTCCTCGGTTATCTCTCTCTTCGGTCTTGCAAAACCTCTGGTCACCCTTCACTTTAGAACTACCTAACTCACCATATTTCAACACACTACCACCGGAATCTCCGTAACCTTCGCTACGTTACCTATGTGTCTAGCAGGACCAGCCTGATGTAATATGTTGAAATATGGTAGCAGAGAAGAGGATGTAAACATCATCTTTTGGTCTCTGCTTACCATTAACCAAAATATATCAACAAATTGTTAAAGAACGTTAGTAACAAACTCTTTACTAACTTATCATGCTATCAGTATAACTGAAGCACGATTTAATGTCAACCGCTATGCTCTGTAGGCTGATGCTTCATAAACTCTAGGGGGATTCGAACCCGCCGTAACCCGCTATTACCGAGCAGGTATCCTATCCGCTAGATGATAGAGACTCTGATTTAGCACCGCGGCAACGGGGTTCATCAGGTGAAGTAACAGACCTTCTGACGATTGCCGCCATCAGCCTACAGAACACAGCAAATTGTTTAAGAGCTAGTTAGTCGTTTACACTTCTAACTTATCATACATTCATTGTAGTTGATTTCTGATTTAATGTCAACAACCTTCTACAACTTCCTGCAATCTTGGTGTCGTTTCCTTCACCGTACCACTAGTATAGCACCTAGTGCATTAAATTACAACCCAGACAAAAAACCCTGCTTTGTGCAGGGTCTTTGTGGTTTTATTCTAACATTTAGACCCTTTTTACCCGTTCCAATCTCCATTTGTAGAGGCAGCACGATAAGCACTTGCAATACCGTGCTGCTCTTTGGGAAACGACTGTGATGTTAGATGCTTGTTCATACCTGTATTTATGCCTTCTTGTTAACTTTTTTCAATTATTTTTCACTATTCTTGAAAAAATTTCAATAGGTTTAATGTATTGTTCTATTCTCTTCGGGCGTTGTGTCTTCTAAACCATATCCCTTGGCAAAGAGCTTGTTTAGATCATGCCGTTCGAGAACATCGCCTGTCTCTGTATCAATGACAACAGAAAGATTCGCTAGTTGACCAAAAAGGTTTATCGCGTGAAAAGTAGTCTTTTTCAAAGCCGATATAGAAGTCTCCTCAAAGACATCGGTGGGCAGGTAAAGAACCTTGTTTTTGCTGATGTCTAAAATTAGAACCAACTGTGACGCATACCCTGGTTTACCCTCAACTGTAATCTTGAGCACCTCAACGCACACCATCTCAGGAAATAGAGTAAAGGTTTCTGGTTCTTCAGACATGTTTTTCAACCTCTAAGCAATTTGCTCTAAGAAAGTAAACGCCCCCTGGATCTCTATAGTCCTCGCTATACCATACATTCTTGATACCAACAGAAAGAATAGCCTTGGCACATTCAAAGCATGGTGCGTGGGTGACAAACAAAGTAGCACCCGCTGCTGATTGACCATCACGAGCCATCTTGTATATTGCGTTCATCTCTGCGTGGATGACTTCTCTTTTTGTTTCAAGAGAAGGAGGACCAACCCCATCACTACTATTCTTCTTTACTTCACAAGAATTGTCAGTACCGGGTGGTGTGCCGTTATAGCCAATGGAAAGAATACGATGGTCCTTTACAACTACCGCGCCAACCTTTAACTTCTCTGCATATGACGAAGACGCAACAGTCTTTGCAATAGACATGTAGAGGTTTTTGTGCTTCTCTTTCATACTGTGTGCTCAATAAAGTTTACTCCCCATGCTTTGATTGCCTTTACGCAAACGGGACAGGGAGAAGCATTCATTGGTGAACCGTCGCGGGCGTACCGTTCTACTTTGATTCTGTGAATGTTCTTATCTTTTGCTCTCAGAAGTGCAGCGATCTCGGCGTGTAGAAAGATACGCTGAGGATGCCCCGCTTGTCTTGCGTAGTAGTCCTGAATGGGGTGTGTCTTTGTGTACGAATTATATCCAACAGAAAGCACACGACCTTTCTTATCGTAACAGATTGCTCGAATATCATACTTTCGTTTCATGCTACCTTACGCGGTCGCCCGGGCTTTCGCTTTTCCTGAACAACTGCTTGAACTTCTTGAGGAGGTTTTCCACCAAAGAGGTCTTTGGTTGTTGTTTCGTCTCTAAGGTCAAGTACCAAGTTCCTTCCACCCGTTGCTTGCGTTTTTTCCTGGGGGCGACGAAAAATGTCCTCTGTCTTTACTAACCCCGCATCAGCAACAATGTCACCAGTAATGTTTGGATACAATGCAGTAAGATCCTGATCCTTGATAGCAATACAAACCTTAGCTTCGGATGGATGCAAACCTTCAAGGAATTGAATGAACAACTGCTCACGTCTCACATTGCTAATATCAGTACGAGTAAAAATGTATAGCTTCTTTACTTGTTGATAGAAGTTAGAAGGAGACATACCCAATGGTGCCTCATCTGGTTTGAACGGAGGATCTCCTTCAGGGAGTTTGAACTTCAAATTCTTATCAAACGCATACTGCATCAAAGTGCAGATTGCAAAGTTCTTGTTGTACTCTGTTTTTATTAGAGAAGGATTGCTGTTGATCTTTGCCAAGATTTCAGTAATGTAGGGTGTCATTTCAAAATTCCTCGATGTGATCCATTAGGTTCTTGCAACGATGCTTGATCAGATACTGCATAATCTTTTGCCTCGAACCCTTTACTTCTTGTGTTGTATATGTAGTAATGATCTTTTCACGCAAATATTGGGGAATGTGTTCATACGACACAAGAGCCTGGTTGCGCTGAAAGTTGCGACGTTCAACATCGGTCTTGCAAGCATCAATACCAAAACGGTAGAACTCTTCCAGCCTTGCTTTCTTGAAGGGCTTTTGACGCTTGTTTTCATCAACAAAGACGTCGTCATCGGACATGATGTTGGGGATACCGTCTCCAGTATCACCAGTGCAAATCTTCTCAATCAAAGCCTCATGCGCACCATCGGGCTTCACGAATTTCTTCTGATTGGGGCTCCACTGGCTTACATTACGAAAACGGTGCAACTGAAAGTTATCTTGATCGCTGGACAGAATAAGAATCTTCTGGGGCTCTTCTTCAAGACCAACCTGTGTTAGTTCGTTGTCTTGCAAATAGGAAACCAAAACGCCAATGATGTCATCTGCTTCTGATGTATTGACGTGAATCACCTTGTATGGAAAGTTATCGGCAAGATCTTCACGAAGGGAACTCAGTGTATCAAAGATTAGTTTCCAGTTCATATCCGACTTTTCACGATTCTTGGAACGTGATGCCTTGTAGAACGGAAACACCTGCTTACGCCAGTAATCCTTGCCGTCACAACAAACCACAAGATCGCCGTACTTCTGGGAAAATTTCTTTTTCGTGGATAGCAGTGAACTCAACACCACATGACGAATAAGAGACACAATCTTGTCATCACTACCGGTCTTGAGATCGTTCTGGAACTGCATACAAGCACCCAGAGCAACCTGACTAAAATCAACAAGAACTGTCATCAAAATACTTTCAAAATAATCATGTTTTCGTTTGTACGACCATTCACTGCCTGTGCCTTAGTCTTCAAACCATTGTAGTTGGCATTTAGAGTTCGCTTTGCCAGGTTGCCCTTTACAAGTTCTTCCGGCTTACGCAATGTCTTTGCAGAGGACTCGGAAACATCCCAACCAAGAATTGTAGTACCCTTCACGGTCAATGTCTTGCCCTTCTCGGCAGTATAACATGCCAGCTTGCGTCGTTCAACATCATAGAACCATACTTGCTGGGCACCAACAATAGACTTTGGCTCTTCGCTCTTTAGAGTCAGTTCCGCGTACTCACGCAAGAACTTCAACTTAGACACAAGAACGTTAGCTGGCTTTTCCTTACGTGCCCGGGGCTTTCGTTGTACCTTGGCTGCAACAATTTGCTGTTGGCAATCCGCGATTAGTTGTTGCACGAATACAAGAAACTTCTTCATCTTCACCTTGCCCAGATATGCGTATCCTTCCTTGAGCTGTGGGTCCTTACCCTCAACTGCCTCGGTAAGTTCAGCCTCTAGCCTGGTAAAGAACTGACCAATAGACTTGGCAACAGGACTTGTCACATTGTTTGCAACAAGATAGTCCTTCATGGAGAAGGCAGTACCCTTTAGAATCCATTCATCAATAGCACCATTTGCCTCTGCGATATGAACAGAAGACTTGTCCACGACAGGAACAACAACTGCTGCCTGTTCTTGTTTCTTCTCTTCCACTACTTCTTTGTACTTTGCAAACAAAGTCGTAATGTCGTTGCCAATACGCGTTACATGTTCTTGAGATACGTAATCGCCACGCATAATGGCATGACCCAGCATACCAATGCTGCGAAGCTCAAAATCAGATGCCTTGTTTACTAGTGGCGCCTTCTTCTTGTCGATTGTGGACACGTAGTCAACAGCCCACTTCCGTAGGACCTTGCTGTCGGTGTTCTTGTTGTGATAATTTGTGTAGTTCAAAAGATCATTAGTGTAGGTCTTTTGTCGTAGAGTGGGATCTTGCCCACGTTGCCGAGATACAAATTCACGACGATCTTCTGATGTAGCTTTACGTGCCATTCACTTCTCCAAAACGTAGGGCTTGTCCCACTTGCCGATGTTCACATCAACGTACCAACCAACGTTAAAGTAATCAGATTGAATGTCGCTGTGATCATGATTACCGCGGTTCATTGCCATCATGATCTCAGACAGAAATTTTAACGCAGTACCATCAAAGTGATCATGATACCAATACGGGTTGACCTGAATGTCTTTATCTGCTTTGGCTACGCAACTACCAACCGGGTCGCGCAACGTGCCAACCGAGTTGTAATTGCCAATGAAGTCGATCTTTCCTGCCTTGATGTTCAGAACAAGGGTTGAATGATTACGAACCGACAAAGAACCCTTCACGCCATACTTAGCGCAAATCTTCTTCACAACCGGAGCAATCGCTGCCTTCTTGTCTTGATTCATATATGCCATGATGTATTACCTCAATTCCTACTGTAAATACAGTATAACAGAACTAGAATTAAATGTCAATCACATCGTCCAGTACAGATCACTGGACGGATCGCAACACCTTGGGGTGTCACGGTGAATTTTGACCTCTTTTCCGGTCATTAAATTCACAACCGTCTTGTAGGTTGGGTGGCATTCAAACCTCCAGCCCTTGGTTGCGGGGTACAACTCGTAGAGATCATTACATTCGCGGCGCATACCCTCTTCGGTACGCCCTTCCCAAACTGTAGTAGAAAAAAGTCGTTCGCCATCATTATAGCGACGATCCTTTCGGTAGATGTATAGGGTATAGTCTTGGCGCATGATCAACTCCTTACTGTGTGCATAGTAGAGTTAACGTCAAACGAAATCCTTGCGATTGTGGCGTTCACGCGCCGAAGATGCAAACTGACTGATATTGCCGCACTTGTCTTCCCAGCGAAGCAGACTACGAGCAGTCCATCCAATGTCGCTGCGATTATCGCACACAGCTTCTTGGTTAACTACACCGTTGAGGAACACACGAACATGGAAACGACCGTTGATGTTGCGAACAGTTACTTCGTGCTCACACTCGCCTACGATGCATCGCTGGATTTGGATCAGTTGATTGTAGCGTTCCATTTCGTTAACTCCTTTTCTTACTGTACCTACAGTATAAACGAAGTTAGATTTAATGTCAAACCCAGATTTTAGTGGCAGGATACTGTATATCCTAACAGTACACCACGAAAGTCGTGGTAAGGATGGCTCAAGCACACGCGACCACGGTGACGTGGCAGGGGAGCAGGGTACAGTATAATGGGTTCCTGTTGCTGAATTACAACAGGGGGTTGCACAATAACCCTTGGTTCAGGTCGGGTATCGCCACGACTCTGGGAGACGATAATGCCTCCAATAACCGCACCCAAGAGAGCTGCTTGTTCTCGGTCTCCCCAGGCAAAGGAAGAACTAGCGACCGTTGCAGCCACTAAACCCACAAGCAACTTCTTCATACTGACTCCTTATTTGTTAATACCAGTATACTATTTATTAGATTTAATGTCAACCAAATTTTCGTACAGTAGCACGCCAATAGAGTTCATATGTGCCAGACTCGCAAGACTTAGCATAGGCTTTGGCTTCAGATTCTGTAGTAAAAATTTTGGTTTCCTCAGGACAACTGCGCTGACCCCAACCTGCCTCGTATTCGGTTACGATGACTTCGTAAAGGGGCCCAACAACCATTACTTCCGACATTTCGTTAACTCCTTCTAACTTGTCACCAGTATAAGGGATCTTAGATTTAATGTCAACCCATAGGTCCGGTGACAGTCTCGTACAGTTCCTGGAATTCGTATTGCTCTTCCTTTTCCTTGGAAAACGACTGCTTGTGGTAGACCTTGATCATCTTGCTAAGCGTCTTCTTGGGAATGGAATGGTCCTCATTCAACTTCTTGATGATTTCCTTGATTAGGTCCTTCTCGGCTTCAATGCGCGTGAGCGAACCAGATGCCTCGCCCATTGCGTCACGAATCTTCTTCTTTACTGCTGGATCATTTAGACTCATTGCTAACTCCTGTAATTGAATCCCACCTAAAACTACGCCACTCTTGCTTGTCTAGGTCAAAGACAGCGAGCGAGGTGGTTGGAACAGAGCGGGCACTCGCTTCTTTTGCTGGTTGATCCTTTGTGGGGATGGAAGAGTCAGCAAGGGTGCAGCGCATTGTTCGCTGGGTTCCGTCTTTTTTGGTAAAACTAACAAGCAAAGTTTCATGCCTCAAACATTTCCTAAGTGATTGTTGGTTATCTTCAAGTGTGTAATCCATAATGTACTCCTATTGAACACGTTCATTGTAGTATGAACCCGCTACCTAGTCAACGACGTTTCTATAGAATCTTTTACTCTAACTTCGCTTTCAATAAACAGGGTGCTTTCTTTGCTTTCTTCGACTGCCGGTGCGGGTGGTGTTTCCTCAACCTTTTGAGCAGGCGGCGTGAGTTCTTGTTTGGGTAATTCTTCTCTAGGTTCTGGTTCTTTCTTCTTCATTGCTTGTGCAACTGCAATGAACATTAGAACAGCGAGGGGATCAAAGGTAAAGACAATCAACAGAATTAGAATCCTTACTGCCTTGTCTAGTGACTCTTTGTTGTTTGCATCATCGTATATCAATGAAGCAACATACTTTATGGGTCCAACCTCTGCTTCTACCTTGCGTATTTCTGCAGCAAAGGGCGCTCGTTCTTCGTTGAGCTGAGATAACTTTTTCTGTTCAACTTCAATTTCCTGAAGTAGTCTGGTACGTTCCTTGGCTTGGCTTCTACGTATAGACACAGCTTTATCGGCACCCGTTTCCGAAGAGCTTCTAGCCATAACCTGGTCAACTGCCTCATCAAGCTGCTTTAGTGCTTTGCGATTGACATCAATGTTCTCCCTAGAGACTTTAATCTTCTCGTCTATTATTTCTACTTTTGCAGACACGTTGCCCGATACAAGATTCTGTTCAAGATATGCTTTTGAAAGGAATCCAAAGATACCCGCACTTGTGATTAGCATTATTACAGCAATGGCAACCACAAAGTAGGTACGTAAAAGAATAGGCGTCTCTTTCCAGTTTCGCTTTAGCCAGGTGGCGGTTACAATCTTTGCAACCTCCAGAGTAGACCCCATAATGGCAATAGGTATCTGTGCAGCAGCAAAGATTGCCATAAGACCCACTATAGAGTAATAGGCGGCAACAGATGATAGTGCAACTGCTGTTGCAAGTAGAATGTAAGTCATAGCTTTACGTGTGTTTGGTGTATGCGACAATGAATTTGTCTGTTGTAGAACAGAGCTGGATTTTCTAATACACGGTTATCAATCTGTTCTCTAAGCTCAAGGTAAGACATCATTCCCTTGTTCTTACAGTAATAAAGGATGACTCTCTTGAAGCAAGAGGCGCCAAACTTTTCAACATCTTTTTTCAACTCATCTGACGAACCGTAGTATTCTCTCCAATCTGATTCTACCTTAGACCTTTTCTTCTTTCCCTTTATTGTTTTTGTTTTCGAGAAGTAAAACGTCTTCTTACCAAAATATCTTCTACCGTCTACCGTGTTTGTTATGCAATAGACAAACCCCACAATTCCTTCGGGTATTTCCGTGACTTCTGACTCATTGTGTAACCAAGTCATTCGAAGTCTGTGTCCAGCTCTTCTTCAGACACATTGTACTCTTCGGAGATGTCACCGCCGCAGGCGGGACAATAGGAAATGTCTGCTTTACCAAACATTCCCTCTTTGTATGTTAGTGTTCCCTCAAACCCACAAGATTCGCACTCTATTGTTCTTTTAGCCATAAAATACCCGAGTTGTTATCTCGGGTATTTATGCCTACTCTATTTTGCCCAGACTTCTTCCCAGGTACCCGTTAGCGCTCCTTTAGAATAGTCGGTAACTCTTTGCTCGAAAAAATTCGTGTGTGTAGTACCCAACATTCCGTCTACCCATGGCAATGGGTTCTTCTTTACCTTGAAGATTCCCTTCATACCAAGAGAAATAAGACGACGATCGGCAATGTATCTAATGTAGGTCTTTACTTCTTCCTTGTATAGACCCTGCATGTCGCTAACACCAAAGGCAAGATCGATGAACTTGTCTTCTAGTTCAACCATCTTTTCCGCAACAGTGTAAATTTGTGCCTTGAGCTCGTCGTTCCATAGTTCCTTGTTTTCCTTGATAAATTCTCTAAAGAGACGAATCATTGACTCGCAATGTAGTGACTCATCGGCGATGGACCACGCGATAATCTGACCCATGCCCTTCATTTTGCCAAAGCGAGCAAAGTTGAGCAACATAACAAATGAGCTGAACAGTTGCATGCCTTCTGTGAACGCAGAGAACACGGCAATCTGTTGTGCAATAGTCTTCTCATCTTGCTTTATGAAGGTAGAGATGTAGTCGTGTTTTTCTCTCATTTCCTCATACTGGAGAAACTCGTTATAGGTGGTCTCTGGCATACCCAGAGTCTCAATGAGATGCGAATATGCTGCTACATGAATTGCTTCACGAGCCGCAAAGCTGGACAACATCATTCTAATTTCCGGCTGGGGGAAGTTAGGCAGATAGTTCTTAACATAAGCACCCGATACATCAATGTCGCCTTGTGTGAAGAATCTAAAGATATGAGTTAGAAACTTCTTCTCGTTTTCGTTTAGTTTGTTCTTCCAGTCAGCCACGTCTTCCAACATAGGAACTTCACCCCATAACCAGTGCATTGATTCGCTTTGTTTGAACGCATCAAATGCCCAGTCGTATGTGAATGGTTTGTAGTAGGTACGCTCTTCTGTTAGGCGTGGTTTTACTTTTCTAATCATTTAGCCACTCCGTTAGTTCTTCTTTGTTCTTAAAGCTACCATGTCTTTTTACTTCTGCTCCATGTTCATTGATCATGATCAGTGTGGGAACAGAACGAATACCGTACTCAATAGACAAGTCTATGTGTTCATCTATGTCAATTGGTTCAATAGGAAATTTAGTATCAATGCCTTCTAGCATCTTGCTAAGACTCTTGCATGGACCACACCAAGATGCTTCAAATTTTACTATCTTCATAGTCAACCTTCACATATGATTACTTTTAGTACCGTTTCTTTTTCTGTTATACGGCTTCATGCCCGGAACAAAACCATCAGGCACTACATCTGATTCACCAAGGTATAAATTTTCCAAACCATTGTTGTACCATTTTCTACCCTTTACGTAACTCTTTCCAAGAAAGGGGTTTTTTTCGGGGTATTTTTTCATTGGGTTTTCATTGCTTTTCATTCGTTCTCGTGCTCGTTTTTTAGAATTTTCTGATTGCCCAGGTGAGAAGATTTTGCTCCTCAACTTTGCGCCAATAGAGAAATATTTTTTAGCTCTCTCGCATTGTTTGCTCGATATGACTCTAATGTTTCTTTTATTCATTTTTGACATTTGAAAAAAGGCGTAGTATAACTTCCATTCTTTCGGATACATCTTTGTCAAAAGCCAATGTGCTATGTAATGTTCTCTTGCTGTCAAGAAAACTAAATTTTCATCACTATTGTCACCACCAACACATTTTGGTTGTTTGTGGTGTCGCTCATAGTACTCGCCTTCTCTTAGAATAGTTCTTGATCTTGAACTCATTAGAGCATCGTAATGTTTTTTGTAATCCATGTTTACCCTTCGCACTAAATTTATATTTAGTAAAATCAGTTGTGCGAAGGGTAAGCATATTTATTCACATGCGATGCAAGAGCTACCTTGTGCTAGTGCTTCTAAGTTAATTTCTTCTTCAATACGCTTACGCTCAACACGTTGTCCAACCTTGTCGGCTTTGCGTAGTTTTGAACTACGGCAGTAATAGAGTGACTTGAGACCTTGTTTGTATGCCATAAAATGCACTGCATGTAGGTACTTGATGTTTACATCGGGACGGAAGAACAGATTCACGCTCTGTGCTTGGTCAATGTACTGTTGCCTATCCGCGGCATGTTCAATAATCCAACGTTGATCCAATTCCGCTGCCGTCTTAAACACAAACTTTGTGTTCTCGTCCATCCAATCCAAATGCTGAACAGATCCATCATTAGCGGTAATACTAGCCCAGGTGTCATCGTACCACGATGCTGATTGTGTTTCAGATTCCTTCTTGATGATTGCATCAAGGAATCTGTTCTTGGTTAGATAAGCACCACTGGTTGTATCTTGCCTGTACGCGTTTGCGGCATAAGGTTCGATGCTAGGCGATGTATTACCCATGATGATAGAACTAGACGCATTAGGTGCCACCGCCATAACATGGGTTAGGCGCTTCATTACGCCTCCTTCTTTTGCATCGGGGCATGGATCGCGTTCGTGTGCTAGTTGTTCGTTAGCAACATCCAATTCTGTTCTGATGTGCTTAAAAATGCGGTTGTTTAGACTCTTTGCCATTACACCTTCAAATGCTATTCCTTTTTTCTGAAGAAGAGCATGAAAGCCGAGGGCACCAACACCAACAGAGCGCTCGCGCCAAGCACTATATCGCGCACGTGATATGCTATCAGGAGCGTTATCAATGAAGTACTGAAGAACGTTGTCCAACATCTCAAGTACGTCTCGAAGAAAAAGCTTGTTATCTTTCCAATCATCATAATACTCCAAGTTTACAGAGGACAAACAACAGACGGCTGTTCTATTCTTATCTGTTGCCAAAGAAATTTCACTGCACAAATTTGAACCCTTGATGCTCAACCCAAGTTTCTTTTGGTAATCGGGTAGTGCTCTGTTTGCAGTGTCATTGAACCAAAGGTATGGCTCACCAGTCTGCATTCTCATTTCGAGAATTCGCATCCACAGATCCTTCGCGGAAACTGTTTCTACTACATTGCCCGAGTTAGGTTGTACAAGATCCCATGAATCATTGTATGATGGATCAACCATGCAGTTCTCAATAATCTGCATGAACTTGTCACTAATGTTGATGGCATGATTTAGATTCAGAGTACGCATGTTCTGATCGCCGGTTGGCTTGCGCATCTCTAGGAACTGAATGATGTCGGGATGGGAAACATCTAGGTATGCTGCATAGGATCCACGACGAGTTGTTCCTTGCTTGTATGCAAGTGATGATGCATCGTATACCTTTAGGTGGGGCATAACACCAACGGACTTCTCATCAGAGCCACGAATACCAACGTGAATACCCACGCCACCACCCATCATTGATAGCCAGTTAGTCTCTGACAGATTAGATACTAGACCCTCTGCGGTGTCTTCTAGAAAATTCAAAAAACAGGATATTGGCATCCCCCGTTTGTTTCTACCAAAAGATAGAATAGGAGTGGAGTAGGACAACCAGTGTTTACTCGAATAATCATACAGTCGTTGTGCGTGTTCTTCGTTCGAGGCAAATTCTTTTGAAACATATGCAAATCTGTCTTGGGGTGATGTTTCTTCTGGGCGCATGTACGAATCACGTAGGCGTTTAATGCCTAGTTCATCGAACAATGAATCCCGACTGTAATCAATGTCCATGTTGTTCCTTATTGTAGAGTCTGTATTTATTGAAACCACTGCGGCACATTACGATTGGTCCACTTGGCAAATTTTTTCTTTTCATTTATATAATAGTTGCGATAGCTTTGTACTGCGTTTCCTGGTACCTTGCAATAATCGGGCATTGCAGGAGGTGGCTCGATCCATCCCCTTGCTGTTAGATTGTTTGGTAGTTGTGACAACATATCAACAAACTTTGTTGCCTCAACCTTATGAACTTTTTTGTACCTGTGTGTATATTCCTTGCACAAAGACACTAGAAGTTCATGTAGAAAGTTGTACTGCTCGACTGTTTGGCGGCACCACACAGCAGAGGGATGGTTGTGATGAGTAGCCTTATATAGTACATTCTCTCGCCAGTCGTCAACAACCCATCGCTTTACTCTCCGTCCCGACTCACTCAGCACAACTTGTTGTGTACCATCAATAACACGATGGGCAGTGGAAAGAAGCTGCGCGCTTTCCACAATCATCTTTACCACATGCTTATCGCAGTGCATGTGTGATGCTTCTTTGGCTGAGTTACTAAGATAGAAGATGTTCATACCAATTTCCATTCAACAAATTTTAGTTGCGCATTTATTCCCTGGAACGTGTTTGCGTCAATTAGTTCAAGTATTTCGTTTGTGTCGTATCCTGATAACACCAATTCATTAATGTCCTTTTCCTTTACAGTATGGGGAAGCATACAAACCTTGTATCCCAAATCAATGTTCTTCTTTAGAATTTTTACAATCTCACGCGAACGTGGTTCATTATCACCCACAATAGTAACCACCGATTTTAGTGCCTGCATAGTAGGCGTGTCAAAACTAGAACCCGATACAGCAATAGTGTTAGGTAAAAACAAACTATCAATTGGTCCTTCCACCGCGTATACCCTCTTGTGAGGATCTAGACGATCCAATCCATAGACACGTTCTCGTTCATCATCAAGTTTGATAGTGTAATACTTTGGTTCCTCTTTACCAAAAGCACGGGCAACAAAGGCAAACACCTTGCCATGTTCAGTAAAGTAGGGAAGAACTAGCCTGGGATGATCCTTTTCTATTTCCTTGAACTTTCCGGGCAGCAGACTGTTCGTGTATTTCATGAACTCAAGAGTGTAGAAGATATGTTCCCACTGATGCCGTGGAATCATTCTCTTGTTCAAATACTTTGCCACTGGGTGCGATTCAGATAGATCATCACACCGCTTTAATTTATCAATAACAGAGTCAGTTAGGGGATATGACTCTGTCTTGATCATCGCTGGAAAGTTCTTATGGGGAACTCTATCTTTAGAGGTTAGTTCGTATCTTGAGTAGACGAATTCTTTGTACAGTTCTGGGAACTTTGTCTTTAGAAAGGATCCAAAAGACATGCTGGCGCCACAATGATGGCATTTGTAATTTAGATGATCAGAGGTGCCGGGTCTATAGATGTAGCCCCGAGTCTTTTGACGCCCCTTGGAGATGTCGCCGCAGATTGGACAAGATAGTCCCCACAGATACGGCTTCTTCTGAGTGAAGTTTATGACGTACGGAGAGATCCGTGTAACAAAGGTAGATTCTTGATATAGCATACAACCATTGTATAACAATAGTTTATTTGAGTCAAATTAGAAAAAGAATGCTTGACAATGGATTGACACCATGTAAAATCACCGTGTACCTGGATGATAATGATAAAAGCCACAAAGATTACTCAATGTGGCTTAATGATAGAAGAATAGTTTTTACTTGTTGCTATTTGCTTCTTGTTTTCTTATCCAGTCCTGTAGTGCTTTTAGTTGAGTTGCTACTTGGTGGTATCTTTTGTAGTTTTCTGCGATTGTTGCTGCCGAGTCAGAAAGTTCAATTCCGGAGGTGGCTGCATCAACGTCTCTGGGGGCTTCGGGAAGTCTTGCCGTGGCGGTACCTGCGGCTGCTCTGTTATGGTTGTACACCCAGCCATCAGTAATGGTGCAACCACTATTAGCTTTTTCAGTAACATATACAGGCACCTCTCTAATTATATCATTGCCCTTTTCGGTCACGGTTTTTACGGTTTCAACGTATTTAGTGACAACCTCAATTGTCACCTCACCTGCTTTCTTTTCAAGAATAAGATTCTCTGCAACTAGTCTTGCCTGCTCTCTTTCAAAAGCAACTATCTTATCCTTAAGATCGTTCACTTTAGACTCGCACAGCAGAGATGATGCTTTGAATCCAGCTGCACCTGCAGCAACAGCAATTGCCGCACCAATCAAAAACTTTGGTGATGTTAGAAAGGGGATCAAAAGGTTTATCATGCCATTACTTGAGCAAGTGTGATCTTCTTTTTCTTACTCTTGCGTATTACAGGTTCATCTGTTGATACAGCTGGTCCTGTTGAGTTTGTGGGCGCGTCCTCGAATAACTTTAGAAAGTCCATTACTGTAATAGTTTCCTCTACAAGAACTGCATCCGTTGCAACAATCTTTGTGAACTGTTCCTGTAACGATTCAAGAGATGGGTTTGTTTTGTAATTTTCTTTGATCAAAAAATATGCAGCAACGATGTTCTTCAACTTAGCATCGCCGCCGGGTAGATTGATAATAATTCTCTTAAGATTGAATACTAGTCGATCAAGTAGGGTGTATGCTGATTTTTCTTCTTGAGTCTTTAGTTGTGCTTGCTTCTTTAGTAGTTTGCCATTCTCATCAATGATGCCAAGTTTGTACGCCTTAGTCTCCTTGAACGGAGTAACTAGCTTGTAAAGTATTCTAAAGGCAATGAGATTGTCTATTAGCATTAGATCTTTCTTAGTTCTTCTATTACGGATTCATCTAGTTTTAGATCGACTAGTCTTATATTTAGATCCTGCACTACATCGGGCATTCTGTTTATGTATAATAGAAACGTTGCCAGACTGCCCCAGTATTCTTTTTCGACCTTATGAAACAGAATGTTCAATGCAGCGCTACCAAAACAGTTGAACAAAATAATGATATGATTGAGAAGGAGCTGATTGTTTCTATCGCTCCTTCCCAACTGCTTCTTTATGTATGTTACTGTCTTCAGATCATTCTCAAATTCCTGTAGTGTTACACACGACGGAACTTGATAGTGATGCATTGCATATAACAAAAAGTTATCTTCAGTCAGTTTCATTACGAACTAGATTCGATTAGGTACCGAATGTCAATGTTGCTGTGTTTGAAGTAACTTTCTTTGAACCAGCACCACCAACAACTACACGATACTTGTCGCCAGTGTTAGTAGAAGTTCTACCTGTTAGAGCAAGTGATGCGCTTGTTGCACCGCTAACATTAGCCCAGGTCTCTGTGTTGGCAGCTGCTTGGAATTGCCACTGATACGTTACCGTACCTACAGGAGTCAATGCTGCTGTTACTGCAAAAGTAGCTCCACCAGAAACTGTTGTCTGATTTGCTGGCTGAACGCTAATTGCAATTGTAGTTGTTACATCAGGTACGAATAGATCGTCTGCTGCATCACCAGCGTTTGCTGCTGTTTCTTGCAGAGCAACAACTAGTTCTGACTTGTAGCGAATCTGACCTTTGGAGTCAGTATACTCGCGGTGCAACCACCAACCAGGACCATCAATACCCTTTGTGCGGTTTGATGCTACTTGAGCTTCTGTAAGATCAACAAACAATAGTTGAGTACCAGCTGGATATGTGTTTAGGTTTATCCATTTTGGACGAGAAAGTGTCGCGTCCGTTTTTCCCCACAATGGCATTATGCTTCTCCTTTAGATTGTTTTGTGATGAAAGCAGCAATGTTGGCTACTTGGTCTTCGCTTACTTCTTCTTTCATTGGTGCCTTCTTCTCACCACGAAGGATAGCAAAGTCTTCTTTGTCTAGCTTGTTGTTCTTATTCTTATCAAGAACTTTGTGGTTTGGGTGCTTTAGTGCCTCGCCAACTGTTTCTTCTTTTATTGGTGAAGCATGACCATGTTCATGATATCCCGCTTCTTGACTATTTTTAGCAACAATTCCAACATGGGTGGAATGTTTTGGATGATTTTTTGGCAAAGCCCTTGTTTTTGTGTCGAATCCTTCAGATTCCATCCAATCTTTGTGTTTTTGTAAATTTTTCTTAGCGACAATATGAGTGATATTAGATGATTCGTCAACTTCTTCTTCCTTCAACGCGCCTCTGTTTTTAGCTGAATGAAGCATCGCGATACGATCACGGTATCCAGCAATACCGGGCTTAATATCTTTTGCAGCCTTTTTCTCACCAGGAGTAGCATTCTTAACATGCTTCATGGTAGTCTTGGCTTGTTGGCTCATTGCTTCGTCGGTTTGTTCAACTTCCTCTGGCAACTTGCCCTTAGGACCAGCGATACCACCTTGGCTCTTTGTGAACTTCATTTGACCCTTTAGATGTTCTTGCCTGCGCTTAACTTCGCGTTCTTTGCCCGCAGGAGTCTTGTTGAACAATCCAGTGGTGCTGGACATGCGACCACCTAATTGATCTTGCGTAACGTTGCGTAGTTCATCAATCTGTTCTTCGCCTTCCGCCACACCTTGCTCTTCGGACAAATACTGCTCTAGTTCGGCAAATGATTCCTCATCGAGAGAGAATACAAACTCTTCGATTTCTTCTTCGGTCTCTAGTGACTCAAGAATCTCTAGTGACTCTTTGACCTTCTTCTTGTATGAGCCATACTTGCCGGGTGGACGACCACGACCGCGCTTTGCCGGTGCTGCAGCTGCATCTTCGCGGCTCTTTGTTGGCTCCTCTGACTCACCGCTCTCTGCGTCGTATTTACGGGTTGCTCGTGTAATACCAGGAGTGCGATCAATCTTGTGGCGTGAACCGTCTGGACCATCAGCTGATGGTGAGCCAAACTTCTTCTTGTATTCGGGAGTACCAGGCCATGCTTCGGCTAGTGATTCCATTAGTGATTTGAAAGATTTCATAGTAATCCTTTGTAAAGACTATTCTTATTTAGTTACCAAAACTTTTCCCTACCAACTTTACGCCAAGTTTATCTTGGACTAGTTTCCAGGCATCTTTTGTCTTCTTGGTTGAGATAAGATGCTTGAGGTGTTTCTTTTCGGCATCCGATGCAACATTATGAAATTTTACCAGTTCCATAACACCGATGTTACCGGCATATGATGCCTCGGTTACGTTTTCGGTTATGTTTCTGCGTTGTTTCTGATCCTGAATCCATCTAATAGCAACCCCATTCTTTGGTGGTTCTTTTGACCATGCAAGCAACTTTTTGTAAACTTGCGTTGTTTGAGCGTCGTAATCAGAACCTTCTGAGTTATCGATAATATGAAAGTTGGTGCCAAAAGCTCGTTGGAATGTACCAAGATTTTTCTGAACGTCTTTCCATAGATCAGATGCAATTTTTTCGGGTACTGACCGTTCTCTTCTAGCATTACGAGCAAGAGCGGTTTCAAGGTCTGTGTTAACAAACACGAGTGCCGAGTCGTAACCCTTTACTGCAAGATGCCCACGCATCTTCATGATTTTTTCCAGGTCCCTGCCGGTACCGTCAATGACAAGACCCAGTCTACCATGGATTGCAAGCATCTGCTTTTTATCTGCGGTTGCTTTGGCGACTTCCCTGGCAGCATCTCGTTGTTCTTTTTCCGACTCGGGCATCTTAAAATCTAATTCTAACTTGTGCATTAGAGCTTCAAAAGGCTGATCCGAATTTATGACTACAAAACCAAGTGCTTGTAGGGCAGTCTTTTTAGCCATGAAGGACTTGCCACTACCCGGTCCACCCGCAAGGAAGATTGCCTTGAATATCGAGGGGTCATAAAGCCCCTCGGCAATCATAACATCCTGAATATAATCACTCAGCGTCATCATGCTGCTCTGCCACTCTCTTTGCTACCGCCGTTGCAATTGCCATCTTACGTGACTTGTCCATGTTTGGATTCTTTCTTTCCATGGCTTTGGCAATCTCTTCGCGCTTCTTTAGCTCGGCTGGTGTTAGTGTCTTTTCGTCTAGCTCGACTTCTTCCGCCACACCTTGGTCTTTATCTTTCTTGCCTTTAGGGTCATCTTTGAACAGCCGGGTGCTAAAACCCTTAGGACCCCAACCTGGTAGTGCGCGAGGTTTTTTGCCACTCTTGGCCCAGTCAGCGTAATTGAATGGTTTGTCATCGTCTTTGATTTTGTCTTTTGGACTTGCTTCCGCCACAACTTCTTCCTTAGTGAGTCTATCTACAGCCTTACCGATATTTTCACGATGCTTCCAACCCTTCATGAAGGCTCTGTTTGACTTTTGGTCCAACTCACGAGCAGCATTTGTATATGCGCCGTGTTCTTTCTTTTTCGCATCAGAGTCCATAGCATATTTACGAGTGACT